CTCGCACAAACTCCAAGGAATCGCTAGAGTTTTCAATCAACGTATTGATATTGTAATCAGTATCATAGCGCCAAACCATTGTTGGATTTGGTTCACCGATAGGATGACGATCAATATAACTGTGTTCGTGCCAACGATATTCATCGTCCTGGAAAACCACAGTGTATTCAGTGGGATGACTGACTGCTGTTGTTCCTAGTTCAAATGTAGGCTGGTTTGTTCCGTCGGCGACTTGTGTTTGGATAATAGGAACACGCTGTCCACCACGGACTTGTGTCCATCCATTATAATATTTGTTTTCAACTCGATCTCGCCAGAAATAGTATCCACGAATTTCAGTTGAATTGTCCACTGTTACATCACGACTATAACGGTTTGTGCTAAGTGTCCATTCAAATTCATAATCGTTAAATGATCCTTGCTGCGTAAATGATGGACTAAATCCTAGTTCACGATCAAATCCGCCTGTTGGATTTTCTCGATATCCAAAGATCTTTTCACCAACAAAGTCTGTATTTTCGTAACTTTCAAGATCAATTAGTTCGTCATCATATAGCTTGAATAGCGGGAAATCACCTCGTGATTCTTTATTTTGTGCGACTTGCCAACCATCAGCCTCTGTAAAGCAATAGACAAATCCTTTTTGTTCTCCCTTAGTGACAATCACATAATCGCCGTCATTATATGGTGAAAGTGGCGTCAATGTAATTGTATTACTAACAATACTGACTTGGTATGCGTTTTGATTCAATGTAATTGCAACACCAACGTCAAATGCGCTGCTATATGGAGGACCAAACGCGCCGCTCAGTGCTGGGCCGCTGTCGAAGTCACTGTTGAAGTCTTGATTAAATTCAACAAGCTGTATACCATTTGTTTCTGGTTTACCAACAAAAATAACATCGCCATCTTCCAATGAGTTTTCACTATCGACTTGGAAAGATCCGCCTGAGTCTCCAATTTGGCTTGCTTGGTCGATGCTTACTGCGTAATCAACTGTGCCAGCAAAATTACCACAAAAGTTTGTGAGCTCCATGTTTGCACGGAATTCAATAATTGGTCTATTGGCGCGGGTAAAGGCGTTTTTATATGCCTCAACATTAACGCCATTATACTCTGCCATGATGTCAATTGCATGTAGGCTATACCACTTGTTTGTTCTGGCCCAAGGATTTTTATCGGCTGCCCAACGTTCCATTACAATATATGTAGTGTTAAGATTTAGATCTTCACGATCACGATTAGTTGTGACGTCGTATGGATCGAATGGCGCGATGCCATCGAATGGTGTTGTATCATAATCAAATATATCCCAGCCTTCGCGGATTTCTATCTCATAAGGAGTGGTGCTCGGGAATAGATTGTCACCAGTATCATCAATAACTGGCACAAGTTTAATTCCGCCTTCACCGCCCACATTTTCAACTGAATATGTATAATCAGCAAAATAATCTCCGCTCGTACTTGAAACATAATCGCCTGTGAATTTAACACGCAAACCAGTCACAAACTCAACAGTCTTGTAGTTTGACAATTCTGGAGTTGTATAGAATGAAAACTTAACGATATCATCAATGACAATTGGATCGTCAACTGTGGGTTCAATTACAATTGTTGGTATTTGTCCTTCTAACCAATAATAATTGCGATAATTCATCAACATATCTGCATTAATTGGCAAGTCTAGCACATATCCCAGCTCACTGAAAAGTCGATCATGGTTATTAATATCAGCACCAAGACTTTCGAGACGCTTGAGCCAATTGATGTAACTAACAGTTTGTTCAGTTTGGCCTTCAACACGGCTCACTGTGCCAGGCTGGAATTGATAGTTAAGACGTGTGGCATCAGGCTCAAACTGAAAGAGTTCGTTATTTGGGTTATAGTTTCTTCCTGCAAGCCGACCCCAGTATGCGTCAATACTCTGAGTTGATCCAGAACTTAGAAGTTGATTGACAGTGCTGCCAAAGAAACGCTCAAGTGATTCTGTTCTATTGATAAAGGGCAGAAACTCACTATAGTCCTGAAAGCTTTGATCCAGTCCAACTTCAGCCCCTTGTGTGAAGTTTTTTACGTCTTTTGGGTTGGCGCTATAATCTTTTGCCATCAATTTACCTTATATTGAATTCAATGAATCGACAATTTCGATATCAGTTAGTGTTACGTCTGGAATAAACAATTCATTGCTGTCTGGTCCGATCTGGAATAAGTCACCAAATTGACTGTTGGTTGCCAATGGAACCAAAACCACACTGCTAATGACACCAGGAAGTTGTTGGTGAATATAGGCGCTCAACTCTGTAAAGTAGAACGTCTCACCAAAATCCCAATTATTGATATCAAAGAAATTTTGAATTGCAGTTAATACTCTTGACTTGATTTCATTGTCTGTCAATGTTGTTCCAGAAACTTTCACGATCTTAAACTTACCTTGCAATTCCAAATCAGCCAATTCACCGAACAACACCTTGTATTCTGCTGCTCGATAAACAATTGAATCACTAATTGCTTTCTTGGAATCTAGTGCCGCAAATTGTTTTTCCAATTCCACTTCGGTTGGGGTTTCTGGGCGTTCTGATTCTTTTCTGCTATCTGCAATCCACTCTCGATATTTAGTGTCATAATTCTGGTTAAGAACGAACACATCAATAATATTTGAAAGACTTGGATCAATGCGATAACGACTAGTGCTAATGCGGCGCCACGTCGCAGTCAAATTGCTGCGTCCTGGCACTTCTGTTCCAGTTTCTGTTCTCACAGTGTATTCATTTCCGTCTTCCGTCACGGTTCCCAGTGCAATATTGTTATTGCCAGATAGTGTTTTAAATGCAAGAGGATTATCTGGATAATTGTCATTGTCAACATCAGCCAGTGTAACGATTACTTTTCGATTGTCTGTGTATCCGTCTGGTTCTGTGAAATAACGGTAAGCAAAGAAAGTCAAATCTTCTTCTAGAGGAAATAGGCTACCGTTTGGCTTTGTGTTAATTCGTGACACAACAATTGCATCGCGTTCTGGTTTGTTTGTTTCTACATTGAATCGTCTCTTGCCGTTTTGATTAAAGAAGCGAATTTTTTCGTCGGATCCATAAACAAATCGCTGTCGCCGTGAAATAAATTCCCAACGACTTGCACTATAATTAACTCGCATGATCCAACTATGGTCATTGTTTGAATTACTCAAATCACCAGCATTTTCAAAGCTGAAATTATCTGGATTGTTTTCATCAGTTGTCGGAAGATCACCTGAGCGTATGATTTTCCATTCGCTAGCAGTTTCATCATAACGCAAACCAAATGAGTTTAGGTTTGCTAGCTCATCAAGAATATTGTTTCTTTCTTCGTCACTAAATTGTGTTTTGTATGCTGGAAACACACGACTTACACGAGCAGTGTTGGGAATGACCTTATTGAGAACCACTGCCCCTTGTCCACGTGATGTGAGGCCAGTAGGATTGCCATTACTGTCATTGATACCCTGTCCATCTGATACGACATCAACTACACGAGCCCATGTCTTAGCCGCTGACTGGGCACGAGCTACGGCCGCCGCGCCGCTACCACCCCCGCCGGTGATTTCAACGACAACAGGGTTTTGATATCCTGCTCCGCCTGCCGTTAACGTCACGCCAGAAATCTGACCGCCATTTATCGTGGCTGTGGCTTCAGCGCCTGTTCCTGTTCCGCGAATGGTAACAGTAGGTGCACTCGTATATCCTGAACCAGCATTTATAATTGTGAGAGAATCACCTGGCTCGCCCAGCGTGCCGCTATTGTATGGTGATTCCACAAATTCTACAATGCTTCCTGGGCGAGCATCGTTTAGATCGTTTGTAGCATTTGACCCAATCTTTTGAATAACACTTCCCCGTGTTAAATAACCAGTTGAGCCTCTATAACCACTTGTAATTTGTTGCCACTCATAGCTTGTGCTCACGTTGTTGAAATCTACACTGACATCTTCATATTTGCTGTAGAACAAATTGATCACTTCAGGATTTGAGATAGCTTCATCAATAAAGCGATAATAAATTTGATCAACACTGAGGTTACTAGGCAACGCTAGATTTGTTCGATATGTCAAGCCTTCACTATAGATATATCCATCATCAAACACGAGATCCACGCTTTGGTAGGTTGCAGTGGGATCTTGTGCGCGAATAAATCTGCTATGTCCGGTATATGTTCTATTAATTGCTTTGATTTTGCGAATATTCTCGCTAACAGTAAGTGGATAAACGCTGTAATCACTGGCAGTGATCATTCTATCTTGTGCAGCAAAAACACGTCCGGCATTGTTTTTAATGCTGGTAATGGTTTCTGCTGAAGATGCATTTGTTACTGGATCTTGCAATTCACATGTAAATGTTACCTTATACGTGTTATTGTCTGGTGAATCATAGTTGAAACCAAAAGTCACTGTTCCAATATCATCTGGATCTAGTGTGTATGTCTGATTGATACCAGTGCGATACCAAATTCGAATAATACCACGAGGTATTTCGCTAAAGACACCATCACCAAATATAATGTTGACGTTGTCTTCATCTACTGTTTTTACTGAGTAGAGTTTTCGGTTATCTTGTCGTATGTTGTTAAAAACAGTGTTAGCACCAAATCCGCTATCCACCTTAGTCCAACTGTTTACTATTTCACCTGAATCATTAATACTTTGAACCCAAATATCACTGTTATTAACATTAGTTGCTCCAAGATCAATCAAGAGATTACTAACAGCTTCGTCTGCTGTGATATCATTAAATTGCAATGTGCCTTGCTTGAAGCCCACAAAAAATCCAGTATCATTACTACCGAGTCCCTGGCCGTCATTTTTGTAAACGATGTTAAAGCTGCCAGTTGGATCAGGTTCTGATTCAACCAATGTATTGGTAGAACGATTGATATTGGTGCCGTGCACTTCAAACCCACGACGCACCCCATTTACCTCACCTTGAATATCAAATACAATATTACGGTTGTTTGAAATATTGGTGGTGTAAATGTCGTTCTTGACGTTGCCAATTCTTATACTATTGTTTGGTCTACCAAACTTATTAGTAGCACTCAATACTTCATTCATCACCAATAAAAAGTTTTGATATGAGTCTTCAAAATCAATTGTCTGGTTCTTAAGGCTATCACCATTGATATCAAAAACGTCCTGTGTAGTGCGGATGCCTGTAACTTTGAGATGACCACGAGCTGGTTGATGACGTGTTGGTGTGTATCCTAGAAAATCAGCAATACGCAAAACGCTGGCACGACGTTCCGCAGTGCTAAGGAAGTTTTCACGTCCTGCTTGGTCAATACGAAAGGCTAGACTGTGCGCAAGGAACGCAAGTGTTTCAATCAGCGCAACAAATTCACTGGATTGAATCCAGTCATTGAAATTTTCTGGATATTGCTGTTGAATATAATCAACTAGTGCGCCACGTATTGTGTCGTAGTCGTATGCTTGAAAGTTTGCTTGTTTGAAACTGTCGTATACAAGACGATAGTCTTCTGCTGCAAACAAATTTCTCTGTCGGATACTCTGTGCCATATGTTAAATCTCTTCTTCACTAGTGTATTTCAACACCAAACGATCTTCGCTGAGATCAGGGACGTAACGCAATTGTATTTCAATTGTCAACGTTTTGTCGCCTTCATTGATACGATAGTCTATCAATTCCCAACGCGGGTCTAAACCAATAATTGCTTTGACGTCTTCATCAGCGGCTTGAACAACCAATTGGTCAAATTGCTCAAAAATCAATTCTGGCAAGATGCTTCCGAACTCAGGTTCACCAAGTCGCTCACCTCTTCGTGTGTAAAAATGATTAAGCAAGTCACGCTTGGCCAACTCTTTATCCTCAAGGACTCGAGTGCCTGTTCGTTTACCAACTGTTGAAAATCCTACGAAAGTTGCCATATCAGTATTTATGGTATGAAAAACTGCGTATTTTATGTGAGTGCTTGAGCAACAATTCGGCGTTGCCTTAGCTGGCTCATACCAGGCAAGAATGATCCAAATTGACGATAGAATACAAATTCAGCCTGTTTTCTTTCAAATTCAGGAAGACCACTCACATAGGAGTTTCTTAATTTTTGGATACCTGTGGTTCGCTGTTGCTGTCTTGTTTTGATTGTGTTATAGTCACCAAGCTGCACTACCGCTGCTTCTTTTTTACGAAGCTCAGGATTGACATTTCCACGAGAAATAATATCTGCCACTAACAACCAATTAGAGTTTTTAACAGCGTCAGCTAGATCATATAATCCTTCATTTGATTGAACCGTTCTCCAAGTGCCTGTATCAACATAGAGACTTAGCAAAGCATCAAATGCGGCTTGTGTTATGCCTACAATTGGAATTTGTGTTCTAAGGTTCTTTTGACGATTACGTATGTATCCAACCCAGTCAGCATATGCTTGCGGCTCAGTATATCCTTGTTCATCATCAGGATCACCAATACCATATCCTATTTCATAATCACCAGTGGCCTGATTGATGTAACGTATACCACTCCATTCACGATAGCCCAACATCAAGCTCAGCATTTCCTCGCTTACGACTGCAACGCCAACGTTGATTACAAACTTGACAGCAAATTCATCCTGTATTGTAAATGTTTCCCAGGGAATACGTCTATTAGATTCAACCAGTCTAAGCATTATCCAAATCCTCCACTACGGTGACGATTAGCCGCTGCTACCGCATAACTTGGGACACTTGCACGAGTATAGTCACTGCCCCATGCAGCCCTTGCTCCGCTGCGGTTGTCAAAGTGAAGACTTCCTCCGCTATAGACACCAATACCTCTAATACCCACAGCACTGGCGATTGCGATCAAATCTAGACGATCTTGATTAGTCAAACCATTACCTGAAACATCGATAGCCTTACCTTGTTGGTGTTGACTTTTCTTGGCGCCACCCACTTTCGCATTGTAACTGGGAGAACGGAAACCACTTGTGACTGTTAGTGGTCGACCAAAACGTCGTGCTAGCTCTTCCACCATGGAAATCAATTCAGGATCAATACGCCTATCAACGTTGCTTGAATAGCTAAGGAATTCTCCTCCTTGACTAGGCGGGAAATTATTGATGTCAAATTCACCAGTCTGATCATTATAGCTTGATAGGTCTGTTGGACTACCATAATAATAACTGTTACTTTCTCCTTGTGCCACAGCGCCACTCGCTGAGCCAGTGTCAAGCACACTAACATCAAGGTGTCCAGCCCAAGGTTCTGCTTCTGGAACACGTCGGGCCACGCTTTCAGTAACCACATTGTTACCAGCCAGCTGATTTGTGGGGGGTGGCGCAGCCACTTCTGCTGCTGGACCGTTCATGTCGATTCGAGCCGCTGTTTCACGATAGTTACCAGCAACGCTCATATTACCATTTCCATCCGCTGTGAGATTTAAATTTGATCCTGATGTAATGTCAAAAGGGCCACCAACAGCCTGTTGTTTTACGCTTCCCATGGCTCTCATGTTGATATCAGATCCGGCTTGCAAATTAAAACTGCCACCACAATGCATATTGAAATCACCCAAAGTATGCATATTGATTGTGCTAGCTGCATAGATGTCAATATCGCCGTTACGGTTCATTTCGATCCATACATTACCTTCACGATTGTTAATATAGGTTAGACCATTTGTGTCGTCCATGAGGATCTGTGCGCCGCCGGCGGTTCGTATCCTCATTCCCAGGTTGTCGCCATCTTCAAGATTGCCATCATCCATTACAATGGCATGACCAGTTGGAGAACTCATGCCAACGACGCGCGAACTGGGGTCTCTAGTGGGGCTTGAGAAGTTCTGTCCGCGTATACGGTCTCTGTCAAGACCCTGATTGCGCAGCACTTCTGCTTGGGGGTGTTCGTCTGGCAAGTCATCAATCGAGCCAGCCGTACGAGACGTTTCAAGACCAATTGTGGTTTCGCCAGTAGCGGTTGTGCGGGTTTTGCCTGCTCCTGCTATGCCTTCTCTTTTGAACGGATCTGGTATCATACCCACGATTACACCAGCGCTCATATCGCTACCAAATGCAACCAATACTTCATTA